CTACGTTTTTTCATAGACTCAGGGTCTTGAGCAAACGCTTTAATGTCATATGTTTTATTAGACATACCGTTAACAACTATGTCTACAAACTTAGATATAACAGGTACAGGTTTCCAGTCTAAATTAAGATAAGACAAGTCACCGTTTATGGACAATTCATCTTTGTATTTTTGAGTAGATTGCTCTCCTCTAGCATAAAGTCTTAGTTGGTGAAAGTTGTTTGAATTACTTAAATATCTATTACCACTAGTCCTACCCTGGTCAAACCACTCGTTTTCAATAGCTTGAGAAACCTGCAGGCCGTAATCCCAGCTTGCTTTCTCTTCGTCACTAACAACTTGGCTAGGAAAAGCACTATTGGTATTTGTGTATATCTTCATTTATTTTATTATTTTAGACATCGATCCTTTGTTGTCATATCTTTTTATTCCTAAATCGTAAACCTTTCTTTGGACCGGGCTTGATGGAGCGTACCTATGTTTGTTGCAAGCCATTAAAGCTAAGCCAGAGCTAATAGAAGCATCGTGCTTTGTTCTGTTGTTTATATTAAATTTAGCCCAGTCTTCTAATGTTCTTTGAAAATACATATCACCATATCCAGTTTCCTTTAAACCAACAAATAACTCAATGTATGTTTCAATTGCAGCAGCGTGTGCTTGCTTTATATCTTCACTTGAATTTGGTATTCCACCAAGTTCTCTTTCCGTGACCGATAGCTTATTGTAACTTTTATCTGGTCTATTTATAGAAAAACCTCTATAACCTCTTCTTTTAAAGTGGTATAATAATCTAGGTTTGTTATTCTCTGCTAGTATTGGCATTCCGTAAAACACGCAAGCCATTAATACATCTTCAAAAAATATTTCAGCGGTTTGTGGTCTAGCTATATATTCTAAAAAGAAATGATTTGGAGGTACGTCCTCCATGCTAAACTTAGTTAAACCATGTAAAGATCCATTAGAACCTCTTTTGTCAACCGTACCTGATATGTCATAACTGTCACAGCCAAAAGCTCCGCAGTGTTCATTACCTGGATATTTCAATCCACCCTTTATTATTACACGGTTTTGCAAATTAAAAGGTGGAACCCAAGAAACTCTGAACCTACCGTTTTTATTTGGTACAAATACAACCTTTGTGTCTTTTTCTCCGTTCTCCCATTGAAAACTTCCTTGAGTAACGTTTATTGAATTTTTAAGATCTTCATTAAAATCTATTTGCTCGTATATTTTTGTTAAATTAAATAAAGACTCTTTAGACTCATCTCTAAAAGCATGCTTAGTTGTGCGCGGAAACTGTCTATAAAATTCATTTAAACCGTCTTGATCTTGTTTTAATCCTTCTACTTCATTCTCCCAGTATTGTATAACACCTTGAGTTATTACATCACCTAAAGGTCCTTTTATTTCTTCTTTTGGAGTGTCGAATACAGGAAAGCCATAAGAGTCAATGTAACCTTCGTAGTTCCATTCCATAGGTATGAACAAACTATAGAGTCCTGAACGAGTCTGTCCATTGGCATTTCTTTGCGTAACATCTGAATCATTGTAAAGTTTTTTAAAGTTGTCTCCTCCTTTGTCTAAAGCGTTTGAGGTTGAACCCATCATACACTTGCCTATAATTCTTGAACCTAATCTTAAACAGGTTCTTGTAACTCTCCAATTGTTTAATATATTGGTTGGTCTTTCCCACTTTCCACTTTCATCGTGTACTAGTAGTTTTAGTTTCTCACCGTCATACGAGTTATCTCCCGTGTTTTTCCAGTCGATCGTCGTGTCGAGGCCGGTGATTTCCTGTAGCTTCTCGTTGGAGTCGAGTTTACGCCTTGTGAATTTCGAGGCTGGAACTCTGTACGCCAGTTCGGTTTTTGGGCGATCCATACCGTCTTGTATTGGTTTAAAGAAAAATGGATAGTTGACTGATATTGGGACAACTTTGTCAGTAAACATTTTCTTTGCATCGGGTCCAGATTTCGAGAGTATACCAAAGCGTGCATCTGTAGATATTGTTGCTTGGTTAACTGTCTCCCCGCTTGCCATGAACGAAAAACCGGATCTTCTGTTCTTAAGGTAGCACATCCCATAGCTACGTGTGTCGGCTTTACAAGCTTCCCAGAATATGTAGAATAATCTGTTTGATTCCCTAAAGTCTGGTTGCCCGACGTCAATCTTACTCCACTGCAAGTACATGTAGTTAGTGCCAGTAATATAAGTAGGCTTGTCTTTGTTAATAAACCAAAAACCCTCTTCGCGACGCGTGAATTCTTTATCAATGTAATCATACCACTTTTCTTTAAAATCTAACGGGTATTCTTCCCAGTCAAATACGGATTTAATTTTACTTAATTCTTTTGGGTATTCTGAATGAGACCATTTGTTATCTTCAAAGTTAACAACGTCATTTTCTTTTGGCAAAGCTATAACAAGATCTTGTATCTCATATATCTCACCTATTTCGCCGGTTTTACTTATAACTATTAAGTCGTGTTCTTTGTTGTACCCATATTCCCACTTCTTATACCTGTTCATTCTTTTAAGAACTTTAGGCTTTACGTGGTCTTTTAATACTTTATATAAAGTTTGCTCGTACATTACTTAGATCTCCCTTCTGCAAATCCTCTAAAAGACTTTTCCTCTTTTGCCTCTACAGGTTTCTCGTTTAACAAGTTCTCTTCGGCTTCTATTCTACTCAATATTTCAAAAGCATCAAATATAGCTAGTTTTTTTGTAGCTGCAGCGTTTTTTAATCTATCTGCCGTAATATCATCTCCTGAATCAACGATAGCTTCTTTAGCTACCTTGATCAACTCCTGAACTGCTACTTGCCCAGCTTGGATTATATTCAACTTCGTTTCCTTGGTGTTCATATTTAATTACGATATCATTAGATTTCATACAGTATAATCGCTTTCCGTCAACTAAAAATTCCCATTCCCCGTTTGGCGTGTAGCCAACTAGATCTCCTGAGTTAATCCCTAGTGCATTTAAGGAGCTATTGTCATATTTTAATATACCAACAAGGCTCTTCTCTTTATCTAGCGTTAGAGATTCTGTATCTTTTATTGGTGAAATAAAGCATCTGTCTCCAAAAGACTTCCACTTATCACCTTTATTATATAAATAAACTTGATCTATAGCACAAAAATACAAATCATCTTTTAGCCAAGACCTACTTTTTTTCTTATTACCTTTCATGTCATAGAATACTCTAAACACGTTTTGGTGTATAACAATTATATCACCAACATCAATACCAGTATTTACAGCTTTAGGTGTTTGCATTACCTTAGCTAGTCTGTTTACAAATTTAAAATCTTCAATTTTTGAATTTAAAACTAACTCTTTGCCACCTACTTTAATTGTATTACTGTATTTTTCACCTAATGGCTCTACGATAAAATCATAAAGTCCTTTCAATACTCCAAATCATATTCAACAGATATTGCCATGTGAGAATTAAACTTCTTCCATGGCATTACCTCGTTGTTTTTCTTAATGTGAATATTGTAAGAGTTGTCAGACTCGTCAAGAAGTATATGTGAGATCTCGTGACCTCCATAAACCTGTTGACCTACAGAATAATGCATAGCGTCATTCTTGTAATCAGAACCAATACTTATTTTTCTTACAATAGAAGACATCTTAAGCTTTTTCTAATTTAGTTTCAGATTCAATAATTTCATACTCACCTGTTTTTAAATCTATATTAACAGGTCCGTATTCTTTTTCTAATTCAGCTTTAAACTCTTCTACTTCTTTATTAACGTCAGCTACCTGGTGTAGTAAACCGTGTTTTTGAGATTCCAAAACGCCAATTTGGTTAACTAAACCCATTAGTTTTTCTTGACCTTCGTTAACTTTCTTTAATTGTTCTTCTGTAATTTTTGCCATTTTATTTAATTTAATTGTTTAATTTATTTATTATTACTTATACTCTTTGCTTTTTCCCAAGTTCTACCTACAAAGTAAGCTCCGTAGACAGTCACTAGCAATGTTTGAAATATTGGTATATATTCTTTAGCTAGTCCAAACTCACCGATATTACCATCAAAGAAAGCTAGAGACGTAAAGATTACAGTTAGATATATTAAAATAAAAGGTCTAATGTTTTTACTTAAAAAACTATCAGACTTCATATCTGCTTCCCAACGCTTGCTAACCTCTACTTGAGCTTTAGTATCTGCATCTTCTAATATCTGCTGTATTTGCTTCTTTACTTCTAACCTCTCTTCTTCGGTTGTAGTAAGCTTGTCGATGACGTTACCAATCTCTTTGATAACGCCACCTGATAGCCATTGAATTATTTTTTTCATTAATTACAACTCTTACAAGGATTTTTACCCCTAGTTTTAGATTTACTGCTTCTACCGCTGCTTAGATTTAAACCTTTTTTCCTTTTGCTTTTAGAACTTCCGCCAGAGTCTAACACCAAAGGCTTCTTTTTCTTAGGTGGAGTTTTAGGTGTAGGTGTAGGTTTTGGTTTATCTGGTACGAAAGTTGTGTTAAGGTTTGATCTTGTTTCGTTTTTAGGCGATGTTGTTTTACCTTCTTTAATTTTTATGTATTTTTTTGGATTGTCTTTTATCCATTGTTTTTGTTTAGCTTTTTCTGTAGGATCTGTAGAAAATTCTTTTTTTGTTCTTGGTGTTTTTGTACCAGGAGTCTTTTTTCCTTCAGTTACATTAACATCTGTAAAAGTACCTGAAACACCTGCTTCATTTTTACCTTTCCTAGTAGTCGACGTTCTACCTGTCTCTACCCAACCAGCTTTTGTATCTTGCAGTAGAGGTGTACCGTAATTAGCTGCTGAACCTCCTCTGGCTTCAATACTAGCTTTTCTTTTTGCCGCAAACTCAGCTCTTTCAGAGGCTCTTTTACTAACATTAGCAGCTTTAATATCATCTCTAGCGGCGTTTCTAGCTAATATCCTAGCTTCTTTTTCTTTAGCGCTAGCAGCTTTTTTAGCAGTATTTTTTACGCTTCTAGCTTCTCTTTCTGCTAATAGCTTTTTGCTTTGTCTTATTGTTTTTGTTTGAGTTGTTCCTTTTGTTACTTCACCGCCTTTAACTGTAACTCCTTTTCCACCTTCTTTTAAAGTAGACTTTACATCTTTCTTTAATTGTCGTCTTTCTTTTCCGCTAAGAGCTTCGCCTGTACCTAAATCACCAACAGTAGTGTATGATCCGGTCCCTGATCTTTTAGTAACATCTTTACCACCAAGTCTAGTAAATATATTTCCAGTCTTATTACTGTATTTACCACCCTGAACAGCCGTATCAATATTAGAGTCCGTGGTAGCGTTTTTTGATATAAATCTAGCGGCTTGTCTTATTGTTTTATTAGACATTCTACCGCCTTTTACATCTACTTCTTTAGAAACATACTTTTCAGCATCTGCCGCCTCTCTCGCTTCTTTTGCAGTTTGCGCAGCTGCTCTTCTAGCTTCTATTTCCGACTTTTGGTTTAGTGGAGATTGAAAAGACACAGGTACACCTGCTGATTTACTTAGCGGACTACAATCCGCATTTCTTAATTTAAACGCCATGTTTTTTTATTTAAAGTTTTTTCTATTTATTATTAATGTTTCATTGTAATCTCCTGTAAACTTGCACTCTAGCTTGTTTTCATCTATAACAGTGTACGACATTAAAATTTTATAACCGTTTTTTTGGTTGTAAATTTTAGTTGTCATAGTTGTATCTGTCTGTGTTAAAATCTTTTCTTCAAGTTGCGCGTGTTCTTTAAAACTGTAATTTATAATTTGTAAAACCTCATAATCACTTACTAAAATAACTGTTTCGTAAGTAGATCCAGGCGTTACCCAAACACCCTCAAAAGATTTTTGAGCGCTAGATGTTAGTATTGTAAAAAATAAAGACAATGTAATAAGTAATTTTTTCATAATATTAAATTTAATTGTTATAATATCATAATTACATATAATTGCAAATGTTTATTTTTGTTACTTATTTATTCCTAGCATCATAATTTGCTTTTGATGCCTTTCCTTTTTCCTTAGCTTTTTTATTCTCAGCATCTTTCTGCGCTTTTGCTATTTTGTATTCTTTTACTCTTCTGGCCTCTGTTTCAGGAGAGTCATTATCGCTCTTTTTTCCAAGAGGTTTTTTTGTGAGTTTTTTAGTTTTGGGCCCGTTTGGATCTTTTTGATTTAATGGCGACTTAGCGCTAAATTGTTGATGAAATGGCGAACTCATAATTTTTATTTTTTAATTGGTGTTTCTGTTACGTGTTTAGCGCCAGGAAATTTATAGTCATATCCTGGGTACATTATTTTTGTATATCCTCGGTCGTCAGTACCTAATACTTTAAACTCGACTCCTTTCATTGTTATATCGCCTCCTAATATAGTATTTTGAGACTCGTTAACGTCAGGACTGTTTTTTAAATAACCTGTCTTAGATGTCTTCATTTAAGATCGTTTATAAGCTTCAGCTTCCCAAGGTAAGTTTTTAGCACCTTCCTTCATATCAGCTCGTGAATATTTTTTACCTTTCCAGTATACGTTGTCATCATCGTAATCTAAATCACCTCGCTCCATTTGTTCTAGGTGAATCTTCTCGTGAGCAACTACCCCGTCTACTTCGCTTGGGTCTAAATCTTTATTAAGAGTTATAGATCCATTGTTGTTAGCTTTTCCCATAACACCATTTTCCATATCTACTCGATATATTGGAGTGTTGTCCATGTGGAAAGGTGGATTGTTTAGTTTAAAAGCCATTTGTTTTATTTAAAATGAGATTCCTCTAGCTTTTTTTTCTCTATTAGAAAGCCTAGGTTGAGGTATTTCAGCTAATCCAAAATCATCTTGAGATGTAGGTAAGCCGGATTTAACGTCTTGTTCAAGATCACCACTAGCATTAGAAATCTTACGTTGTATTGTTTCTTTTTGTTCTTTCTCGAGCTTGTTGATTTTTGCTTTTTTATCA